CATATTACATTCTTATTAAGTCATCCACCAATAAGGCAGTTATTTCATCATCTGTTATTTTTTTATCACCCATAATGGTGTTAATAATGTCTTTTTTGCTATTCAACATAGACCACATTCTACTAGAGATTGTATCATCAAATAATTGGTAATAAACATTTACATCATTTTTTTGACCAATACGGAAAGCTCTATCTTCTGCTTGTTCGTTGTTTCCTGGTACCCAATCAAATGAGTTAAAGATAACAACTGTTGCTTCAGTAAGGGTGATACCAACACCAGCAGATTTAATATTACCAACAAAAACTTTAATTTTATCATTGTTTTGAAAAGCATCTACTGATTTTTGTTTTTGTAATGTTGTCATCGGACCATTATGTTTTACCGCTGCTTTTCCAAAATGATTAGCAATTATTTCTAACTCATCAGTAAAACTAGTAAACACAATTACTTTACGACCCATTTCTATAGCATTTTCAACCATTTCAATCGTATAAGGAATCGCTTCTTGAGCAATGAATTGTCTAAGAAGAATAAGCTCAACTAGGTCTTTTTGTAAATCATTTGTTCTCTTACCTTCTAGTTTTCTTTTTTCTAAATATTCTTCCCAAAGTAGCTCATATTGTTTCAAACCTCGTTTGTCTAACATATGATGCATTGGGGTGATGACTTTATCTGGCATATCTAGAACTTCAGTTTTTAAACGTCTAATAATAGTGTTTTTTGTTTTGTTAGCTAATTCTTCTAAGTTACTAGCACCATCAGTAAGCCAGATTTGTTTTCTTTGGCCATTTTTAAGTGTTCTAAAGAACTTTCTACCATCACAATATCTTACGGCATAGTGTCTCCAATTATCTGCAATAGGGGACTTAATAATCTTTAAAAGATTAAAGAAATCCATTGGTCTGTTGGCAACTGGCGTACCAGTCAATAACCAAACTCTTTCAATTTTGTGTTTAGCACAAAGTTCAACCATAATTTTACCCCTAATACTTTCATTATTTTTCAAATAGTGAGCCTCATCAATTATACATAAATCATAACCAGCATTTACCAATTCTCTATTTAAAATTTCTTCTGGTTCACCTTCTTTTCTTTTTTTGCCAGAAGGTAAGGTATGGAAATTTTTAAGAATATCAAAATTAATGATTGTGAACTTTGCATCGCTCCATTTTTTACCATCAATAATAGTTGTATCATCGCAGAACACGTTTATTTCACGTTCCCAGTTAATCTTTGTTGATGAAGGGCAAACCACTAGTATTTTTTTTGCACCACTCTCCAAAGCCGCTACAATCGATTGAATTGATTTACCTAAACCCATGTCATCAGCTAAGATACACCCTTTCCTAGACAATAAAAACTTTACACCTTCTTCTTGGTGTTGGTAAAGTTTTTTCCCATCTAGCGATAAAATTTCATTATATTTTGAAAAGTCGACATCAATATTGATAGCTTCAAAGTATGGGTCATCAGTGACTTGTGTCTTAGGTAACCAATACATTTTAGATTCTTTCTGATTTTGTTTTAGTTTTCCATATATGTGGAAAGTTTTGTCTGTTTCAGCTAGAATAAATTCAATAAGAACTTTTTCTGGTGTAAAAGATAATTCATCTAATTTTTTCAGTTCTTCACCCAAATAAGCTGTTATTCCAACTACTCTATTGATGTATAGTGGTTCTCTTTCGTGGTTTTCCGTTATGTATTTAGATTGGTTTTCAGTAAGTGCCAATTTATTGTTTTTCAAATAAGCTAGTTTTAGCTTTTTGATGTATGGATTTATCCCTTCATATGCTTCTAACAATGAAATAGCGGAATGCCCTCGTATATCGTCTAAATTAATCAAATCCGTTTTTGTTTTTAATCCTGGTATAATTATTACTAAATATAATAATTTTTTAAATAAAAATCAAGAGTTTATGGATATTAATAAAAAGATAAATATTTATAATTAAAACTATGGGCAATAATAAAATCACACCAATAACACGTATCAATAAGTTTTTTTCCGAAGAGGATTTCAATTTAGAAATTTCTATGGGTAGAGAAGCTATTGAAGGTGATGGAAACTTCACTTTGATATTGTACAGAGTCAATAGAGATATGAGCGAATACGATACACTTTATGGTGAAGCATCCAAAGATGGTATTAGGTTTTATCCACCAGTAGAGTTAAAGGTAATCCCAATAATGGCATCACCAGAAAACAAAACATACAATAAAAATGGTGGGTTAAGATACTTACAGGATGGTAATTTAACATTTGGTATTTACGATTCACAATTGTCAGAATTAGACACCACGCTTAGCTATGGTGATTATATAGGTTACCCAGTTACAGAAACTGAAATAAGATATTTTAGTGTTGTTAATGATGGGGTTAAAAATTACGATAACAAACATACCATTATGGGTTACAAAGGTGCTTTTAGAACTGTCGAATGTGCGGCAGTTGACGCTAATGAATTCAGAGGGTTATAAATAAATGATAAGATATGGCGATGCCTAAAGGTTACATAACCAACATAAACATAAAGAACCAAAAAATTGGGCCAGAAAGAAGGCAAGAAATTCTAGACGGTATTGCCGATAAAGGTACTTTTTTACCTAAAGGTGTGTTGGAAGAAGATATGGACCAAAGCTTTATTGATTTCATGAACAACGATGATGGATTTTCAATTAGTATTGACGGGAACAAAATCCCAGTAATATTTTTAACAATTCAAAGATGGACTGAATTCACTAAAACTTGGCAATTCTCCGATAAATACAAAAATATCGAAATGCCATTTATTACAGTTGTTAGAAAACCAGATATCCAACAAGGTCAAAATCAAGCTGGTTTATGGAATATACCAGGAAATAGAACCTATACTTACATGAAAGTCCCAACATGGGATGGAGTAAGGCATGGTGTTGATTTATATAAAGTCCCACAACCAACATCGGTTGATTTGACTTACGAGGTAAGAATTTTTACCAATAAAATGAAGGACTTAAATAAATTCAATAGAAAAATTCAAAGAGCTTTTCAATCTAGACAATGTTATATTAACGTTAACGGACATCCAATGCCCTTACATCTAGAATCAATAGGTGATGAAAGTAATATTGAGGATTTTGAAAATAGAAGATTTTATGTTCAAATGTTTGAAATGAAACTTTTGGGTTATATATTAGATGAAGACGATTATGAAGTGGTTCCAACTATTAACCGAAGTGTGTTGACAATGGAGCTTGACGAATCAAAAATTTATACTAAAACTGTTTTTGAACCCATGAAAAAAGGTAATGTTGTTACTTATGGTTTTTTTTTTAAACCTAAAGCTGAACGAGAATTTTCATTTATTGCACAATACGATGTTAATTTCACACAAATCATTGAGATAGAAGGGACGACTAGAATCACAATAAAAATAAATAACACAATTGTTTTTGATGGGTTGGTAATGAATACACCAATCATAGTACATGCAAATGATACTGTTTCTGTTAAAATTTATAAAAACTTCCTAGATTTAGGGACGTTTAAATTAATCGGTAGTACAATATAATGGCTTATTTTTTTAACACATCAGATATCAATCAAACGTTCATTATTGAACCTTTAGAAACAACAGGTAGCACTACACCTATTATATCAGCGTGTACAGCTGTTTATACCGATAATATTATTGGTTGTGATGACGAAACAACAATAATTTCTTTAACCAATAACATAGAAGTAAGTAAGAGCATCTTACCATATACTGACGCTTCAAATGATTTAGGTACACCTAGTCTTAGGTTTAGAGATATCAATACTGTTAGTGGAACGTCAACAGTTTGGATTTCAACTGAAAAAATAATGACACCAGAATTGGATTTGGGGTTAGATTCTTTGGGAAATCATAGAATAATCACTGCGGATAATTCAATAATTCAAAATGATGAACTAAATGGTGGTTATTACTAAATTCTAATATATTTATAATAAAAATAAAAACAAATAATAACTAAAAATTATGGCAAATAGAATAACAACCCACATATTAAAGAATAGTAATATTGTCAATAGACCATTACCATCATCTTTATTGGCTGGTGAACCTATCGTAAACACAGCGGATGGTATTGTTTACTTTTCTGGAGTAACAAGCTCTACAAATAACTGGGTACCAGCTGGTACTGGAACAACAGCTAACTTCTTTGAAGCTGGTTCTAATCTTTATGATTTACAATTAAGAAACAGGATTACTAAATATGAAGGTGTCACAGGTGCTGGTTTGAATGGTAAATTCTTATCTGGTACTACCAACGGGTTTGTATTAGCAAATATTTCTAGTATTGGTGGAGTTGACACGTATGTGACTGGTTTTACATATTCAAATAATGTTGCTACAATTAAACAAAATAATGGTCAAGCTGATTTATCAATCTTGATTGATACGATGACAGGTTTAACTGTAAACGGTACATTATCTGCAACAACTGGTAATATAAGTACTGCAAATGTTAACGCATTAAACGCTACTGGAATTACAGTTACAAACAACGTAACCGCTACAACATTTATTGGTAACCTTAACGGGTTAGCTTCGTTAGCCACATCAGCAACAACTGCTTTAAATGCTACATCAGCAACAACTGCTTTAAACGCAACAAATGCTGTTTCAGCAACAACTGCATTAAACGCAACGAATGCTGTCTCAGCAACAACTGCATTAAATGCAACAAACGCAACTAATGTTGTAATAACCAATAATACAACAACCAACGCAACATATTATCCAACTTTTGTTTCGGCAACATCTGGTAATCAAGCATTAAATGTTGATTCGAGCACGTTGACATTTAACCCAAGTACAAATACACTTACGGTACCTAACTTGAGTGGTTTAGCGTCTTTGGCTACGTCAGCAACAACTGCATTAAATGCAACGAATGCAATAAACGCAAATATAGCTAATAATGCACCTGTTAGTGGGGTATATTCATCTGGAACGTTAACGTTGACTAATTTGACTGGTGGTACATTTAATGTTACTGGTTTAACTAGTACAGATACTTTCGTTACTGGATTTACATATTCACCAACAACAAACACTATCACATTATCTCAAAATCAAGGTCAACCAAACCAAACTATTCAAATTAATACTGTTTCTGGTTTAACCGTTTCTGATTTAACTGCAAATAGATTGGTTTATACAACTACTTCTGGTAAATTGATTACAGGTACTGCAACGTTTGATGGTACTAATATGGTTTTACCAACAGCTGGTTCATTATCAGTTGGTACAGGTGGTTTAATCGTTGGTAGTGGTGGTTCAGCTGGTGTTGCTGGTACAGGTGACGTTGTAATTAACGGTTCATTAACAGTATTTGGTCCTAGTGTGTCAGCATTTACATCTCAATTATATGTAGAAGACAACAATATTACCCTTAACTATAACCCAACAGGGAACACAACAGCGACATCAATCGGTGCTGGATGGACACTTCAAGATGGTAATGGTATTAATGGTGGTAATGTTAATTTAGATATTAGAGCGATGAATACCTTTACAGGGTTAACATCGACTCAAGTACCTTCAATCACAGAGTACACTGGTCCAACTGGTTTTGCAAATAGAGCATGGGTTACACAACTAAATGATGTTGTTATTAGAAGTACTAGTGTTACAACACCAAATGGTGTTAGAGTATTGGCAGAATTTGACGTACTCGATGGGGGGACATACTAGACCGAGGAAGGTATTGACTTTTTTATATTAATTATTATATTTATAAAAGGATGGGTTATCTCATCCTTTTATAATATAACTAATTTTAAATAAAAAAAATGAAAGGTATTTACAAAATTACAAATTTAATAAACGGAAAAGTTTATATTGGTCAAACAGAAAGATTAACCGAAAGAGAACGAGAACATTTCTATCGTCTTGGTCGTGGTGAACATAATAATGAACACTTACAAAAATCTTTTAACAAATACGGTAAAGATAATTTTATTTTTGAAGTTATCGAAAAAACTGATGATTTAGATGATAGAGAAATACATTGGATAAATGAATATGGTGGTATAAACTCAAAACTAAATTATAATTTAAAAGACCCATTAACAATGAAATGGTCAGACTATACTAGGGTTAAACAAAGTAAATCTATGATTGGTGATAATAATCCTAATTATGGTAATAAATGGACTCAAGAACAGAAAGATGCGGCATCTAAAAAAAGAAAAGGTGTTACTTTAGAAAATAGAATTGGTAAGGATAAAGCGGATTTGATTAAACAAAAAATGAGTGAATCACAAATTGGTAGAAAGCATCCAGAAGAAGTTAAAGAAAAAATACGACAAGCTAATGTTGGTGAAAAGAATCCAGCATATGGTAAAGGTGATAGACAAATTGGTGATAAGAATCCAATGTGGGGTAAAACGCAGTCAACTAGAAAACCAGTTCAACAATTCACTAAAGATGGTGTATTGGTTAAAGAATACGAATATTTATCACAAGTCGCTGAATATGGTTTTAATATCGGTAATGTCGGTAGTGTTTGTAATAATAAACCAAAATATAAATCAGCTGGTGGGTTTATTTGGAAGTTTAAAGAATAAACGTACTAGACGGAGGAACATATTAAAACATAATAAATTAAATATAAAAAGGGGCTTCGGTCCCTTTTTTATTGGCTAAACTTTAATTTGTTTATATTTATATTATAATGGTTAAATAACCAAACTTTATAATACTTCTATATAGAAGTTTCACTAAAACCATAAATATGGCAACTAGAAAAAATACATTTTTACTTAAACGTTCTAATGTCGCTGGGAATATACCAACGGCTGGGCAAATCTTATTAGGAGAATTAGCTTTAAACACAGCAGATGTTAAATTATATGCATCTGGAACAACAACAAATTCAATTATACCAATTGGTTGGGATAGAATCTCTAGAACTGGAGACACAATGACTGGTACGCTTTATGTTCCAACAATATCGGCAACAACTTATCAAAATTTACCTAATGATTTACCTATTTCTGGTACTACTGGTCAAATTTTAGCTAAAAACTCAAATGCTAATTATGATGTAACTTGGATAGATAATTATACTAGTCAGTTACAACACACAGTAATGGCTGGGGTAGCTATTACTAAAGGTCAAGCGGTATATGTTACTGGTGCTAACGGTACAAATATGATAGTTGGGTTAGCTAGTAATACTAGTGAAGCCACATCATCTAAAACTTTAGGTTTATTAGCTCAAGATTTAGCATTAAATGGTCAAGGTT